CCGGCCGGCGCGTGCGCGGCTACCACATCTGGGCCGCCTACTCGCCGTGGATGACGTGGGCCGAGATCGTGCGCGAGTTCGAGGCGGCGCGCGGCGCGGAGGCGCTGCTCCGGGTGTTCGTGAACACGATCTTAGGGCTCCCGTTCGCGCCGGCGGCCGAGAAGCTCGACCCGTCGAAGCTCATGGCGCGCGCCGAGCCGATGGACGTGGTCCCGCCGGAAGTCGGGCTGCTCACCGCCGGCGTCGACGTGCAGGCCGACCGCCTGGAGTACGTCGTCACCGGCTGGGGCGAGCGCGAGGCGGCGTGCGTGCTCGAGTACGGGCAGATCGAGGGCGACCCCGGCAAGGACGAGACGTGGGGCGCGCTGGCGGAGGTGTTAGGCGCCCCGCGAGACGGGCTCCGCGTCCGCGCCGTCTGCGCCGACACCGGCTACCGCCCGGAGACGGTGTGGCGCTGGGCGCACGGACGGCTCCCGTTCAAGGTGTTCCCGACCAAGGGCATGGACGGCCGCGGGCGGCTCATCGTCACGGCGCCGGGCGCGGTGACGCACAAGCGGCAGCGCCGCCCATGGCTCGTCGGCACCGACACGGCGAAGGACTCGCTCGCGGCGCGGCTCCGGAGCGTGGTGCCGGGGCCGCAGTCGGTGCGCTTCGCCGACACGCTGGTGCCGGAGTACTATGAGCACCTGACGGCGGAGGAGCTGCGCACGGTGTACGTGCAGAACCGCCCCGTGCGGCGCTGGACGCTCCGGCCGGGGCGACGCAACGAGGGCCTCGACTGCACCGTGCTGGCGCTCGCCGCGCTCCACGCGCTCGGCACCCGCACGATCGCCACGCTCGGCGCGCTGGCGGAGCGGCGGAAGCCCGCCGAGCCGCCGCCGGAGCCGCGCGAGGCGCCCGCCCCGCCCCCGCGCCGCCCGGCGCGCCGCGGCGGGTGGGTGAACGGATCGAACGGCTGGAATCGGTGACCCGAACCCGAGAGACGACATGAGCGACTACGACCCGACCGACACGTCGCTCCTCGGCGCGCTCCGCAAGGCGATCTGGTACAGCGAGAACTACGAGGTGCTGCTGCCGGACGTGGACGACGACGAGAGCCCGACCGGGTACGCAACGAACCCGACGCTCATGCGGCTGCGCGAGCTGGCTGAGGTGCTCGCCGGTGTCACACCCGAGCACCTCGCGCTGATCGACGACGCCATCAGCGAGGTCTGGTCTGCGGCGCAGGAGAACTGGAACGCCGAACAGGACGCGGACTCGCACCGCATCGAAAAAGGGCTGCGCGCCCTCCAGGCGCTGATCGCCGCCCTCCTCCCGCCCGACTCTACCCACCCCGAACCGACATGACCGAGCCGACCATCCCGCCCGCGCTGACGCGCTCGGAGTGGAAGCGCGCGGCCTCGCACCGCCGATCGCGAGCGGGCGACGGGCGAATCGCGATGCTGGATACCTTCTGGCTCGACAAACGATACGACGCCGTGATGTCGCTCGCGAACGATGCGCTCCCCGACGGCGACCCACGGAAGTTCACCGGCGAACTGCTCTACGCGCTTCGTGAGTGCGTGGAGGACTCGATCTACGAGGCTGGCTCCGGACGGATGCACTTCCACGCCGACGCGCTGCGAGCGCTTGATGTACTCCGCAGGCTTCTCCCGCCCGACTAGGTGCACCCCGGCTAGATGTTGCGCGGCTATAGCCAGTAGGGCTATATTGCACGGTGAGTAGCCCCGGCCGGGGCGCCGCAGGGCAACCGGCCAGACAACTCAGCAGCTGCCATGTCGGCGGCGTTCGCGTCTCTCCCAGAGAAGACGCGGGCGCCGCCTGTTCGCGTTTCCGGCCCCCTCGTCTCGCGCGTGAGCCGCCTCTCCGAAGCGCCCGACTACGCCCCGCCGCCGTCGTGGACCGCCGGCGCCACCATCGTGTGGCTGCTGCGCGGCGCCGACGCCCCGGCGGCCGACGGCTGGACGGGCGCGGTGCAGTGCACGGGCGCCGGCGGCGTGGTGATCGACGCGACGGTGGCGACGGAGGGCGGCGGGCCGGACTACCGCGTGACCGTGAGCGCGGCGCAGACGACGACGCTCGGCGCGGGGTCGGTCGGCTGGAGCGCGACCGCCAGCAAGGACACCGAAGTCGTCCCGCTCGGCCACGGCCGGTTCCTGCTGTCCGCGCTGTCGGGCCTCTCGGCTGACGAGACGCGGCTCGCGGAGCTCGACGCGGCGATTCACGCGCTGACGCTGGGCGGGGTGCAGTCGTACCAGGTCGCCGGGCGCACGTTCTCGCACTACGAGCTCACCGAGCTGCGGAAGCAGCGGAACGTCGTGGCCGGCCGCGTGCGGCGCGCGCGCACCGGCTCGCCGTTCGTGAACTACTTGGTGCGCTTCTGATGGCGACGCCGCCGCGGGAGCCGATCACCATCGTCGACGGCCGCGTGTACGCGCCGCGCGAGGTGACGCGCCGCGAGGCCGAACGCCGCGACCCGCCGCGCGAGCGGGTGGAGCGGTGGACGTGAGGCCGTCGTGAACCGCGCCCTCGCCTGCCTCGCCGTGTTCGTGCCGGTCGCCTGCGCCGCGATGGCGCGGCCCGCGACGCAGCCCCTGGTGCCGACGGAGCGCCCCGCGCTGGCCTTCACGGTGTGGCCGCGCGCCGACGACGAGGGCGCGGCGGGCCGCGGCTACCACGCCGTCGCCGTGTTCGTGCTCACGCTCGAGACCGACCGGGGGCGCTTCGCCTTCTACCGCGTGAGTGTGCTCGGCGTCGCCGGCGACCTGCTGGTGAGCGTGCCGACCGACCTGCCGGTGGACGCGCAGCAGCGCGACCTCCGCAACAAGGCCGACGAGGCCGCGCGGGCGCTGATGCAGCGCGCGCGGCTCACGTGCGACAGCCTGCGGCCGCGGCAGCCGGCCCAGACGTTCGGGTACCGCTGCGCATGAGCCGCGCGTGAGCCGCCGCGACTCGTTCTTCGCGCGCCTCCGGGGCGTCTTCGGCACGGAGCCCCCCCGCGCGCCGCGTCGCGCCCGGGTGAACGCCGCGTGGGGCGGGATGTCGCAGGACGGCGGGCGGCTGCTGTCGTCGTTCTTCGCGCCGTCGCTGAGCGCGAACCAGGAGGTGGAGCTCGCGCTCCGCACGCTGCGCAACCGCGCGCGCGCGCTCGTGCAGAACAACGGCTACGCCGAAGGCGTGGTCTCGGAGTGCGTCTCGAACATCATCGGGCCGGTCGGCATCCAGTTGCGCGCGCAGACGCGCACGCTCGGCGCGGACCGGCCGCTACACACGCCGACTAACGACGCGATCGAAGCCGCGTGGGCGCGCTGGAACGTGCCGGAATACGCGAGCGCCGACGGACACGACGCGTGGACGGACATCGAAGGGCTCATCGTCCGCACGCTCGTGATCGACGGGGAGCTGTTCTACCGCGAGGTGCGCGGCGAGGCGGACAACCCGTTCGGCTACAGCATCGAGCTGGTCGACGCCGATCTGGTCGACGAGACGTACAACCGCCGCGCGGCCGCTGGGCAGAACGAGATCCGGATGGGCGTGGAGTTAGGCGCTCGCGGTCGCCCGGTGGCGTACCACGTGTGGTCGCGGCACCCCGGCGAGGGGCCGCGCGAGCGCCTGCGGATCCCGGCGACCGAGATGCACCACGTGTTCCGGCGGCTGCGCCCCGGCCAGGTACGCGGCGTCACGTGGTTCGCGCCGGTGCTCGCGACGCACGCGATGCTGGCGTTCTACGAGGAGGCCGAAGTCACGGCCGCGCGCTGGGCCGCCGCGAAGCTCGGGATCTGGGAGGCCGGCCCCGACGCCGACGTCGACGAGAGCGCGCCGAAAGAGGTGCCGCTCGACGCGCCACCCGGTTCGATCCTTGAGGGGCCGGTCGGCTACAAGTTCAACACGTTCGACCCGCAGCACCCGAACGCCGCGTTCAAGGACTTCGTCGACACGTTGCTGCGCGGGATCGCGCGCGGGCTCGGCGTCTCCTACCTGACGCTCACGGGCGACGTGGCCGCGGCGAACTACTCGTCGATGCGCGCGGGGCTGCTCCCCGAGCGCGAAATGTGGCGCGCGCTGCAGCAGTGGATCATCCGCACCGTGCACCGCCGCGTCTACCGCGGGTGGCTCGAGATGGCGCTCCTCTCGGGCGCGCTCCGGCTCGACTCGCGCCTCGCGTCGACCTACGACGACGTCGTGTGGATGCCGCGCGGGTGGAAGTGGGTGGACCCGCTCAAGGACGCGCAGGCCGCCCAGATCCTCATCGGCCTGGGGCTCGAGAGCCGCACGCGCCTCACGAGCGAGCAGGGCGACGACTTCGAGCAAATCATCGACGAGCGCGCGGCCGAGGAAGCCTACGCCGACGCGGAAGACGTCGACATCAGCGGCACGTTAGGCACGCCCGCCGCGCTCGCGCAGGAGGCACCGCCGAACGGCTCCGCACCGAGCGGCGCGTCCGACCGCCCCTCCGACTCCACGGACGCGAGCGCGTCCCCCCGCCTCGCCGTGCTATGAGCGAACCGACTGAGACGCCCGCGCCGCGCGCGCGCCTCCGCCTCACCAACGTGCGTCGGGCGTTCGCCGCGACGCCGTGGGCCATCCTGCCCGAGAAGCTCGACGCGATCCTCGCCGTCGTCGAGACGCACGCCGCCGGCGGCAC